ACCGTTGAATTTATAAAAAATAATAAAAAATACAGGATCGAAAGAGGTCGAAAGCCTAATATCCTAAAACTGTTTGTTGATAATCAACAAATTAAGGCCGAAGATGACGACGAAAGTCAAGGTGATAGCCGAGAAACTCAAAAATCTATTGAGCAACTATTAGAACTAAGTCATACTATGTTCAAACACTTAGTTGCGTTAAACACATATACTGAACCTTTTTTAAGTATGCGAGCGGCAGATCAAAGAGAAGTAATTGAACAACTTCTTGGCATCACATTATTGAGCGAAAAGGCCGAAATACTTAAAGTTTCAGTTAAAGAAACTAAAGATGCTATACAACATGAACAATATAGAATAGAAAGTGTTAAAACTGCTAACGAAAATGTGCAAAAAAGCATTGATAGTCTTAAATTAAAAAGTTCTGCCTGGGATAAAAAGTTCCAACAGGACATAGAAAACACTGCTAAAGCCATAATGGAGTTAGAAAATGTTGATATTGAAAAAGAATTAGAAAAGCATTTACTTTTAATACAATGGTTAGCCAACGATGCAAAGCTTACAGGACTAAAAAAACAACAAGCAACATTAGAAAATGCTGTTACTCAAGCAGGAAAAACCTGTGACAAATATTCTAAAGAGTTAGAAAAACTAAAAGATAAAACTTGTCCAGCATGTGAACAAGAACTACATGATCATAAACATGACGAAATGGTCGCGCTGGTTCAAAAAAATCTCGAAGATGCAAATACCTATGCTAAAAAAGTTATCAACGATTACGGATTGATTGTTAACGAAATAGAAGCAATCGGCGCATTAGGTAAAAAACCTTCTACATTTTATGAAACAGAAAAAGAAGCTTTAAGTCATAAAAATAATCTTGAGCAACTAAACAAAACTTTAGAATCAAAATTAACTGAAAAAAATCCCTATGATGAACAAATCATCGAACTAAAGAAAACAGCTATACAAGAAATATCATGGGATAAGATTAATAATCTATCTAAATTACGTGATCATCAAGAGTTTTTACTAAAATTATTAACTAATAAAGATAGTTTTATACGTAAAAAGATTATAGATCAAAATTTATCATATCTTAACAAAAGATTAGGATATTATATTGATAAGTTAGGATTACCGCATCAAGTTATTTTTCAAAATGACTTAAATGTTCAAATAACACAGCTAGGTCAAGATTTAGATTTTGATAATTTAAGTCGTGGAGAGCGTAACAGACTAATTTTAAGTATGAGTTTTGCTTTCCGAGATGTCTGGGAAGGTTTATATCAACATATCAATTTATTGTTTATTGATGAATTAGTTGATTCCGGAATGGATTCTGCTGGGGTTGAATCAGCCATTGCCATCTTAAAGAAGATGGCCAGAGAAAGAAATAAAAATATCTATCTAATTAGTCACAAAGATGAGCTAATTGGTAGAGTTAATAATGTTCTACGTGTAGTAAAAGAAAACGGATTTACAAATTATTCCAATAATATAGATTATGTCGGATGAAGAATTAAAAAAATACCAAGCATTGTATTCAAAATTTTTAGAAGAAGTAGTTAATTTACATAAAGTACATATACTTTTCTTAAAATTTTATGGTCGCAGAACCAAATTCGACATACATCGTATTAACAAGAGCATAATTACGATACAAAAAGAATTACATAAAAGTAGCACTAGAGCGTATGACGAGCATCGTAATAATACTAAAGAAAAATTGGCTAATAAACGTTTAGAACGTGCTCACAGAAAAGCAAATCCGTTAAAGCGTGGTCCAAAGAAAAAGAATGACATGGGTACATCAGAATCAAACAGTTGATACATTACCGGAAGATTGTGTAGGTTTTGTATATATCATTACGAATCTATCAACTGGCAAAAAATATATTGGCAAAAAATTAAGCAAATTTAGTAAAACGACCTACAAGACTGTAAAGTTAAAGAACGGCAACAAAAAACGTAAAAGAATCAAAAGCAAAATAGAATCAGACTGGCAAACTTATTATGGCTCAAACACACAATTAAACGAAGATGTAAAACAATTAGGCACAGATAAGTTCAGTAGAGAAATATTATATTATTGCAAAACAAAAGCGGAGTGCTCTTATATAGAAGCAAAACTTCAATTTGAATACCGTGTATTAGAATCAGACGATTATTACAACGGCCACATTCAAGTCCGCGTCCATGGCTCACACATAAAATCTAAAATTTAATCTAACACTTAAGGTTGGCGGGCCAGTTTGTAATGCCGCTGTGGAAAACCCGGGGCAGAAACCGGACACGTAACATAGTGATGTACTCCCGTCGGTAGATCCGACTATCCTGAAAGATGGAAGTGAGTCTGAGAGCACGAACCCTTATGCTCGACACGTTGCTATAGTATGAATGTTAGCATACGAAAAACCGTGCTATAAAAACTTAAACACTAGGAACGAAGTTTAAGGCGCTTGTTAAGCGAGTCGATGTAGGTTGGGAAAGGTTAGAGCCCATTAGCAACACGGTAAAATACCTACTTCCAATGTCTTGGCTGGGTGCAACTCACATGAAAAAGACTTGATGGAACCTGCAAAAGGTTCCGTCTGACCGAAACAATCTACATGAATATTAGTTTGCTTCGTGTTACTTCGCAAAAATTCATAATAAAAAGTTGCTCTGAATCGAAGATGAAAGAGCAGGAGAGATACTCTCTCCTTAATCAGTTAAAATAAATAAATAAAATAAAACTTTTAGGACTTGCTATGACTAAATTTGATACAACTATCTACAGATTCCCCTTACTAGAGTCAGTTTATAAAAATGCTAACCCAAGATTAGCACAAGATCTAGTAATAATGAGAGAGAATTTCTTAATTCCCTACTATCGTTATCTAGATAGTTTAACTAGATTTCATATCTTTGAGGGTAAACCTGTAGAAGATACAAATGCATTATTCACTGCAATTAAGAAAGAAATCGACGGCGGTACAGGAATCCATGGTAAAGCTAATTTAACATTTATTGGAAAAATTGTTGAGAAACTAATGCCCGCAGCTATGGCAGATAAGTTTTTCAAAGGTCTTCCAGATCCTGCAACAAGTCAACCAGTTCAAAATTACGATGCACAAGCACAAAAAGCAATTAGTGCAATGCCTCCTAAAGCCAAAGCTGATGCACAGCAACTAATTGCAGTCGGTAAGAAAAATGCCAAATTACAAGGTTATATTGTAGGTGCGTTGACTGTAGGATCACAAATTCTTGCTAAATTTGGAGGTACTTACGGTGCTTCAATGGGCATTCCTCCACAACTAACTGGTGCTGTCATTGGTGCAATTAGTGGTGGTTTAATTGCTGGAATTGCTGCTAAGATGTATGGCAAGCCTTGGGGTGAAGCATTTAAACAAGGTATCAAAGGTGCCCTAGCTGGCGGCGCGGCTGGTGCGTTAGGCGGATTATTAGGAGGCGGTGCAACAGGAAGTAGTGGAGGCGGTGCATCTCCTGACCCTGCCGCGTTTGATCAAGCAGATAATTTTGTACCAGATGAACCTTCAGGGTCTGCTCCGACACCTGCTGCTAGTACCGGCAGCGGTGCAGGAAGCAACACACCTCAAATTGCAGGTGGATCTGGCGGTACACCTGAATTAGGCCCGCCTAGTGCTACTACACCTGATCCTGCTTTACAAGGTACAACTGATAATTCTCCTGATGCTGCTGCGGCCGATCAAGCACAAGCAGATAATTACACACCTAATGAACCTGCAGGAGCTGCACCTCAGATGACGGCACCTCAAGTAATGCAATCTGATTGGTTTAGTCAATTAAGTCCGGAAGCACAACAATGGATGGGCGGTGCTGATAAGAATGATCCTTTTATCCTTCAGAGATTAATTCAAGCAATTCCTAATGCAGCAAGTGTTATACCACCTGAATTAATTAGTCAAGACGCTATGAATGCTGCAAGAGGTGCGGTAAATGCCGCAGGTGGGCCGAATGTTGAAGAAAGTCGAGAAATAAATGTTAATCGTTTAGTCGAGCAGGGTATTGTTGACGCCAATGCAACAATATTAACTTA